GCCTGATAGAAGTGGTATCAAACTTGATGCTAATAATGAAGAACAACAAATTGCTATTATTAAAGCCGCTGCTAAAGAATTTGGAAATACTACACTTAATGATAATTACATTAAGTATTTAAAAGATGGTGGTGGACTTTATGATGAAGCTAAACTACAACTCCAAAATCTTCAAAATGCTGACAAACAACGTAATGAGGAATATGCTCGTAGAGCAGAAGCTCAACGTCAAGAAGAAGAAGAAGCTACTAATGCTTATTGGGAAAATGTTCATGAAAAACTTAATTCTCATAGAATTGGTGAATATCAACTTCCTGAATCTTTTGTTCGTGAAGTAAATGGTCAAAAAATTACTACTACTATTGATGATTTCTTCAATTATATTTATAGAGCTACAGAAGACGAAGATGGAAATTATACAACTGCTTATCAAAAAGACTTAAAGTCTAGAACAGCAGATGATAATATTAATGAACAACTTATTGCTGCATGGCTGACTTTTACAGGAGGAAGTTATAAAGACCTTGTGAATATGGCTGTTAGAGAAAAAGAAGTTAAAACTCTAAGACTTAAAGCTAAAGAAAATGATGGTCGTAAAACTGTTGTAATTACTAAACCAGCAAATGCTAACAAAACAATAGATATAGATAATCTAGTGTTTTAACTTATTGTTTAACAAATAAATTTATTAATTATGTATGCGTTAAGAGAAGTACAACGTGGTAATTATGACGATAGAGGTTATTCTAATGAAGAGACTATCGCTCATCTTATGCTTAGTAAACCTTCTGAAATTAATTCTACTCTGACCTATACTTTTGGTATGGACGATGATAGATTTCCTCTTAATTTCTTGACTGAGGGTCAAGGTAAAGAAGGTGTTGTAGATATTACTACTGTAGATTGGACTTGGAAGACTATGGGTCGTATGAAGTTTAACGATTCTGTTCTTTGGGTTGCTAGTAAAACAAATGTTGGTAAAGGTGGTGTAACTTTTGAAATTGAGTTTAAGACCCATTGGTTTATTGAGCAATATGGTTTGGTTGCTCCTGATGGTAAAACTCAAGTTCGTATTATGAAAGACCTTGGAGCTGGTTCTCATGGTGGTTATCTTTATCGTCTTCGTCTTACTACTCCAGACCCTAATGCTTTTGTTAATGAGGATAATCTTGAAGTAGGAAAGTATTGGTCTATGACTGCTCCTACTATTCCACAAAGTTATTCTAAGGGTAATAGAACTAATGTTATGGGACCTGGTAAGATGACTAGTCAACTTGAGTTCCATAGATTTTCTAAGGAGATTGCTGGTAATCTTGCAAATACTGTAGTTACTTATGAGTTTAAGACTAAAGGTGGTGGTACTACTAATCTTTGGATTAATGAAGAGATGCGTCAATTCGAGCTTCAGCAACGTGTAGTTAATGAAGAGCGTCTTTGGTTTGCTGAGTATAATAAGAGTGTAAATGGTGAGATTACTCTTGTAGATGAAGATAACAATCAACCTATTCCTCATACTGCTGGTATGCAACAGATTTGTGATGAATCTAATTATGATACTTATGGTGAGGAACTTACTTTGAATAAGATTTCTCGTACTATTGGTGATGTTCTTGATAAAGATACTGATACTGGTAATATGAATGTAGTTCTTCTTTGTGGTAAGGGTTTCTTTGAAGACTTTGATAGAGCCATTAAGAATGATGCTAAGGATAGTGGTTTCCTTACTCCTCTTGGTGATAAGATGATTGGAGAAGAAGGTGGTGATTTGACTTATGGTAAGTACTTCCGTAAGTATAAGACTGTAGATGGTCATATTGTTACTTTGAAGAATATGTCATTCCTTACTAAGGGTACTATGGCTGAGAATGATAAGGCTAATGGTCGTATCCATCCTCGTACAGGTCTTCCTATTAGTTCTCACCAAGCATTTATGATTGACCTTTCTTCTTATGATGGACATCAGAATGTTCGTAAGGTTCGTATGAAGGGTCAAGAACATATTGCTGGTGTTATTAAAGGACTTTCTCCAATTCCTGCTTCTTGGGGTGCTGTTCCTACAAATAGTTTTGCAACTGATGTAGATGTATCTCGTTATGAAGTTAAGGATTCTTATGGTCTTCAAGTAGATAAGGCTACTAAGTTCTTCCATTTGAAGTGTACTCTCTAATAAACTTATAAATATACAACTATGACTGATATTAAAGTTAATATACCTACTAATAGTCAACAAAATAGTAAAGAGTCTTCTAATAATGAAGCTCCTAAAACTGACGTTAAAACAGATGCTAAAACAGATAAAGCTGCTGAGCTTGATGAAGAATATACAGAAGTTAAGAAAGTAATAATTGCTTCTATTGCTAGAGTTTCTGCTTATCGAGCTATTAATAGTTTAGCTATCGGCAAACCAAAAACTGTAATTGGTAGTTCAATAAATTCTACTCGTAAACTTATTGCTAATAAAGGTGAAGTAGAAGCTTATTATCCTGAACTTGTTGGTATGTCTGCTAATAATCCTGATTTTATTACTACAGTTAAACGTTATTTGAGTAATATTCAAATTGTAGTAGATGGACAAAAAGAACTTGATGCTTCTTTTGTTTATCATCATAAAAAGGATTATTTAGATATTAAGAGTAAGCTTGATGCTGTTGAAGCTAAGTATAATAGTTCAAATAAAACTGAAAAAGATGCTTCTCTTCGTAATGACGAAATTAATCGTATTGAATCTACAAAGTATAAATATGGTTATCCAATAAATTATGCTGAATATATTGCATATCGTCATTGCCTTCTTTATAGTGAAGTAGCTAAAGATACTAGCTTTATTGGTGGTAATCCTAATCTACGTTTTTATATTAAAGATGTTGCTAAGGAGAAAGAACGTCAGAAGAAACTTCTTATTTCTCGTAAGAAAGCTATGACCAACTTTATTGAAGTAAATGCTTCACCTGATAAGATGACTGCAATTTATGTTGCATATCTTACATACAAACATAGAAATATTGCTATTGGTCTTGCTAATGATGTTTCTGTACGTGAACAAGAACTTATTAACTTTGTAAATGAAGACCCAAATAAGTTTAATTCTTTTGTTGAAGATAAAAATATTCAAGTTAAGTGTTTTGTAGAACTTTGTATTGCTAGGGGAGAACTTGTTAGGTCAGAACTTAATCAACAGATTTCTACTCCTGATGGTCAGTTTATTGGTGAGAATATGAATGCTGCTGTAGCTTATTTCAATAATCCAAATAATGCTGCCATTAAAACACAACTTGAAAATAAGATGAAACTTATTTAAATAATATAAGTTATGGATATACAAGAAATGCACGTGATGTTCAGACAGTATGCTCAACAAATGGGTATGCAGAACGTCCGTGCAATTCTCCCTGAACAGATTGACTTATTGATAAATAATAGTATAAATGATACTATTAATCAGATTGTAACTCAAAATATTGGTATTACTAATGATAGAGTTATAACTGATAATTCTAAGCTTAATCAAGTCAATGCTCTTAAATCTCTTTATAAAGTTTGGAATGGTACTGTTGCTTTTGGTGATTCTAAAACTTCTTATGTTATAAGTTATGAATTACCTTTATTAGGATTTAAAAGTGCTGGAACTTATGTAAACGATAATGTTAAAGAAACTGCTATTCAATATATTTATATTGTAGATTTAAGTCTTGATTATATTGATACTAGAACTCAATTTACTACTAATATTTTTCCAATTCGTATAATTGATGATATGTATTTGGCAGATGTAGTAAATGATTTTATACTTCATCCTACACTTAGAAGTCCTGTAGCTACAATACATGATAACAATATTGAACTTTATATAGATAAAGCAGATGTTGGAGGAAGTAAATCTAATCACACTTTTAAAGGTTTAAAACCTAATAAACTAAGATTATCTTATATAGCTAAACCTGCTGTAGTTAAATTCTTAGATGATGTTGGTGGAACAAGTGTTGATTGTGACCTTCCTGAATATCTTCATGTTGATATTGTTAAACACGCC